ATATACAAATATTACAAGAGAAGAATACAACGCATATGTTGGAACCATTGGCAAGATTGATTGGTCTGCAATATATGACGGTAAAAATAATTTAGACGCAGAATCTGAGAAGTATTGTTCTACAGATGCCTGCGAAATTAAATTATATTAAGGAATAGATGAAAAAAACATTAACGGTTATTATAACTAGTTTACTAGTTGTTGGCGGTTTCTTATTTATAAACAAAACAGATAATGATTGTATTAATCTCTATGTTGATTATAGTTCTCTAGACAATGGAACAAAAATAACAAAGTGTATAGATATGCCAGATAATACAATTGCGTTAGAAGTTTTAAAAAAGGCTAACCTTGAAATAGAAGGTACTAAGAAGTATGGTTTGGCCGTTGTCTGTAGAGTTAACAATTTGCCAAACGAAAAGGTAGAGTCTTGTCAATCAATGCCACCAGAAAAGGCATACTGGGCAATTATTATTAAAGAAAAGAAATTAATTCCTTTTCCTAAAAGCGAGTGGGGTTGGGGACAACTTGCAATAGATCAACAACTTTTGAGTCCAGGGGATTCAATAGGTTTGGTTTGGGCTAATAATAGAAAAGTGGTATTCCCATAAAACTATTAGATAAACATGTAGATCAAAAATCTTATTATAAAGTAATTGTTCAGTTTGCACTGACCTTGCTTTGTTTACACATAGCCAATATTAAAACAATAGACATTTGGCGTTCTTTAACAGGGCACTAATGGTACATCTAACTCGCATTTATACGAAGACTGGTGATGATGGTCAGACATCAACTGCTACTAATGAAAGAATACATAAAGGCAGTGATCTGATTGAGGCAATTGGGGCGGTAGATGAAGCAAACTCTGCTATAGGTATGGCAACTGATTTTCATAATGACATTATAAATAGAATACAGAGCGATCTATTTGACCTAGGTGCAGAATTATCTGGTGCCCCAACAATTGTAATATCAAAAGAAAGAATCACATACTTGGAAAATGTAATTGATGACTATAATGAATACCTAGAGCCATTGCATTCTTTTGTTCTGCCTACTGGCGCTATGCACAATGCTAGAACTATTGTGAGAAGGGCAGAACGTCAGGTTTGGAAAATAGATGGTCTAAATCCAAATATTGCAAAATACCTAAACAGGCTTTCAGATCTGCTCTTTGTAATGGCACGATATCATAATAAAGGTAACGAAAAGTTGTGGGTTCCCAAAAATTAATTTGATACTGCTATAATAAGAGGATAGGAGAAATATGGCCAACCCGTCTAATTTATATGCAGAAAAGATTTATTCTGAGCATCCGCTAGTTTTGTGGGCATTAGATGACAAACTTGATTATATAAGTTTGATTTCTGAAGCACAACGCAATATTGCAACATTGTGGTCAAACTTTGCAGATGCAACACTTGCAGAATCCTTTGAAGATTTAAATCAGCCATTTCCCGATAGTCATTTAAGCAGAGTTAGGGTTAACGTTCCAGTATCAGAAGCACTTGAAGCATCAATTGTTAGTCCTAACATACTTAATTTTAATACTCTTGCAGATCTTGGAACATTTACTATTGGATCATATTTTTATTCAAATAGTATATTTTCACAAAATATATCAATAGGTTACAGATCCAGCCACATCAACTATAGTTCAAAATTTAAAAACTTTTGCTAACGTGCCTTATCAAAAATGGGGTTTTATTTCTGAAACTTTTGAAATTCCAAATGTTTCTGCACAACTAAGACTTGTACTTAAAGTTAAAATTTTTGAAGGATCAACAACATCAACAGAAAACGAATTTTATTTTAATGGTATTACTTTAGGACAGTGGAACGAAGAATTTAATACATATTCTTTAGATGGAACAACCCAAACAACCGTTCCATCAACAGTTAGCATTTATGGTGGATATGATGCAGTAGAGGCACAGGCATATGGAGTTGCAGAGGATTCTGGATATTATATTACAGAGGGTGGACTAAAATGTAAAAATTCTGGCATTCCTTTGGTTTTTGGAGCAAGTGGGGTAACAAGGTTAGAGCCAAGTATAGATGCTTCTTTAATTATTCCAGGTAAAGGATTTTTAAATAAAAAAGGGCAATACAACGATTACACTGTTGAGTTTTGGGCAAGACTAGCAGTAAACACATCCACACCATTTAAAATTTTTGGACCTATTTCATCTGATGATGGGTTATATGTTGAAGATGGATTTTTAACATTAGTAATCGGAGATCAATTTGCATCTCATTTTGTTGGTGAATGGTTTAGGCCAATGCTGATTCACATTCGTTTAATTAAAGATTCTGCCTCATTATTAATAAATGGAGAAGAAGTTCTTTCCCTGTCTTTAAATACAGAAAATCTTGTTTTACCAGATGAATTTGATAATTCAGGAGACAGTCAAGACTGGTTAGGGTTTTTTGCAAATCAGAACGTTTATCCATTTGAAATTGATTGTGTTGCTGTATATTCTTATCAGGTTCCAGTTACAGTTGCAAAGCGTAGATGGGTATATGGTCAGGGAGTTGCTTCTTCAGAAGGAATTAGTGCTTCTTATGGTGGAACTACCGCATTTATAGATTATCCATTTGCAAATTATACTGCAAACTATCATTATCCAGATTTTGCAAATTGGAATCAAGGAAGTTTTGATAATTTACTAACTACTCAGACAACATTAAGAACACCAGAATATTCTTTACCAGAAATATTTTTAGGCACAAAAACATTACAAGAACTATATGATGATAACAAAGATGTTCAAGATAACGAATCTGGACCAGTCGTTGCCGATAAATTTTTGTCTTTTAGGCCTAACAATACTTGGAACTCTGTTGAGTCATATATTAATTTTTCAAGATTTAATTTATTACCAAGTGAGGTTGAAAGTTGCTATGGAGTATTTAGTACTCACAATTTAGCGTCAGACGAGATATTGTTTAAAATATATAACCCTTTAAACAATAACTATTTTACAATTCTTAAAGACGGAAATTTAATTAAATACTCTTTAACCTATAATGGAACTACAGAATTATTATTTACTTCTAGTGCAGTAACTGCTAATAGTCTTTTTGCAGTTGGATTTAATATAAAACTATTATCAGAAAAATTTGGAAATAGCGTAAGTTCATTTTTTGGAAATCAAAGTTCATTAAAAATGTATGTGGCTGGAGATAACTCTGGAGATTATACTTTTACAGGAAGACTTTATTCTATTGGGTTAAACACAACATTAAATTCTGGAAAAATAGCAGATTATATTGATACAAATGGTTTTATTGAATTAGACAAAGGCCAACAATTAGTAGATCACACAGCCAGTTATACATTGCTTCCATCGCAAGCATATGAAAAATATTTCCTAGATATCGGTGTTTCAGGTTATTGGGAAGACTATTTACCGCTTTCTTATTTTGCTAAATTTGTAAAGAATAGCAATAATGAAGATTTTTACGAAATAGATTTTTTACAGTTTAACTTAGGATATCCAACAACGACTACTTTACAACAAGAGTCTGGGGCGCTTTCTTATTACTACAATACAGAAGGAGCACAAATAAAAAGTTATGTTACATTTCAATATCTTGCAGAAGGTGCAAACATTCCCACATCTTTTGCTAACGAAGAACCACCAGGAGAGTATAATGTCCTTGACTTAAACAATTACGAAAACTGGAAAACAACAAGATTTGAAATTTTAAATAACACGTTAATTTACCCAGTTAAAAATATAGATTTTAATGAAGTTGCAATTGTTTATAGTCTTGAGTTTAATAGTCGTGGCATTTTAACTAAACCAGTATTATTAAATAAATTACAGTTGGCATCTCAGGCATTTAATGACAACTCTTTTAATCCAGTAGGCACAAGGTCTGGAGTAGATCTATTTCCATATAAAAAGAATGGTATTTATTTTGATTACAAATCTAAAAATCCTTTTAGCATATATAAAGAAAGCACTCCCTATTTATACTTAACAAAAAACTCTGGAATAGAGATTCGTGGCGAACTAAATATATTAGAAAATCGTGGACTTTCTTTACCAATCAATAAAGAATTAGCAACATTTTATAAAGTTAATGCAATCCAACTATGGCTTAGATATGATAAAGAAAATTTTCCAGCAACAGCAACAGAACTTTTTGAGGTTAATCATAAAGATGGAAGTCTTAAGTTTTACATACAAGGAAATAGTCAAGATTTAAATAGGGGTAAGATTTTTGTTTTAAATGAAAGCGGTATCCCATACGATGGTGTTGCATTTTATTTAAATGGTATCTTAGTAAGAGAGCCAGTCTTATCACTAAAAGAATGGTCTTCCGTAGGCGTTTCATTTTTAACAGCCTTGAACTTTAATTCATATCTAGGAAACATTAATATTACTGGCCCAGCAATATTTAATAATATTTCATATTATCAGGCAACTGGCTTACAAGAAATAGAAAGCAGAACGGAGAGGCCATGGTTTAAGGTTTTGAGCGATGGAACGAGCACTCTAGACTGGCAGTTTTGGTTTAATAACTCTACCTGGGGTGGTATGTTAATCTTAAACTCTTCATATTTTTATGGAACTAATCCAGCAAATATATATAAAACATACACAGGAACTAATAAAATAATAGTTGATGACCAAGAAGGTTTAATCTATCAAGCAGAAAAAATAAAGTTATATACCAATGCAGAGTGGTCAACTACGGTCTCTATACCTTTATAGTCTGATATACTTATGGTTATGGAATCATTAATTAACCCAAAAACTGGTAAACCTTATGTTAAAAATGTACGTCGTCAGGTAATAGACAAGCACTATGACTGGGGTCTTTACGTATATAAGACATCTGCTGGTAAATGGTTTACAGACGATGAAGGCTCAGTTTTAAATATACCGTCTGATCGTGGAGATCTTACAAAAATTGCAGAGTTAAAAAAGGCTGCAATTCACTACGGAGATGATGGACTTGGCAAGGCTGTGTTTGTTCCAGGGTTAACTCAGGTTAGTGAAGAAGAGTATTCAGAACAAAAAGCAAGATTAAAAGAAGGTTTAATTCCTTCAATGAATGATTTAGGTGCTTGGCATGCAGCACAACAAACATTAGAAAAGCATGGAAGAGGGGCTATGGATGAGTGACGAAGAATATATCCGTGCAAGTATTAATACACAGGAAAGAGAAGATAATGCTTTTAAATCACACGATCCATTTAATAAAAGTTGGGACGTTTTAAAAGATTACGTTGGACTTGATCAAAACTTTCGTCGCAGAACAACTCGCAACTTAACAAAATATGCTGCTCCTGAATTTAATGAAAGATATTTAGATGCAGCAAACGCAACCCCATCTGGAACAAATGCGGGATCAAAACAAATCAATCCTGGCACGGTATATAGAAATGGCTATGGACTATTTGACGTAATTACCCCTCCATATAACATGTATGAATTAGCAAACTTTTATGACACATCATTTGCTAACCATGCTGCTATTGATGCTAAGGTAGAAAACGTTGTAGGTCTTGGATATCGTTTTGATATTTCAGATAGAACGTTATTAAGGTTTGAAATGAACGATGACGCAGAAGCGGTAGAACGTGCTCGCAATCGTATTGAAAGAGCCAAGATTCAACTACGTGACTGGCTAGAAAATTTAAATGATGATGATAGTTTTACAAAAACAATGGAAAAAGTCTATACAGATCTTCAAGCAACAGGTAATGGATTTATTGAAGTTGGTAGAACAACTGCTGGAGAGATTGGCTACCTTGGTCACATTCCTGCAACTACTGTTCGTATACGACGCTTACGTGATGGATTTGTGCAGATTATTGGTCAAAAGGTGGTTTACTTTAGAAACTTTGGAGCAAAGAATGCAAATCCTTTAGGTACAGATCCACGACCTAACGAGATTATTCATCTTAAAGAGTATTCACCCTTAAACACATTTTATGGTATTCCAGACATCATTTCAGCAATGCCATCTCTTATCGGAGATCAACTTGCTTCTCAATATAATATTGACTACTTTGAAAACAAGGCTGTTCCAAGATATGTTGTAACTTTAAAAGGTGCAAAACTATCAGGAGACGCTGAAGATAAGATGTTTAGATTTTTACAAACTGGTCTTAAGGCTCAGTCACACAGAACCCTTTATATACCGCTTCCTGGAGATACAGAGGGCAATAAGGTTGAGTTTAAGATGGAGCCAATTGAAAACGGTATACAAGATGGCTCATTTAAAGAGTATCGTAAACAAAATCGTGATGACATTCTAATTGCCCATCAAGTTCCTATTTCAAAACTGGGTGGTGCAGACTCTGCAGGTATAGCAGCAGCACTTTCTCAAGATCGCACATTTAAAGAGCAAGTATCTCGTCCAGCACAAAGACACCTAGAGAAAATCATAAACAAGGTTGTTAGAGAAAAAACAGATATTCTTGAACTTAAATTTAATGAGTTAACATTAACTGACGAAATTGCACAATCTCAGATTCTTGAAAGATATGTAAAGACTCAGGTTATGACTCCAAATGAGGCTCGTGAAAAGTTAGACTTGCCATTAAGAGCAGATGGAGATGAGCCATTTGTAATGTCACCAAGACAAGCAACTGATGCTAGAGCAAATTTAGCAGGGAATCGTGAAAGAGATTCAGAAAGAACAAATAACAATTCTGATTCACCAACTACAATATCTGGACGTAATGCACAAGGTGAGGGTAGATCGTCTCAATAGTTGAGAAAAGTATAGAAACCAGTGCTATAATTATAACGTTATGTTAACAAACAAGGCTCATTGGGAAACTAAAGGCAACAATGTTCGCCTTTCAATGCCCATCGGAAAGATAGACGTTGAACGCCGTATGGTGTCTGGCTTTGCTACGCTTGATAACGTTGACCGTCAAGGCGACATCGTCACAACAGAATCTAGTGTAGAGGCTTTTAAGAATTTCCGTGGCAATCTTCGTGAAATGCATCAACCAAGTGCTGTAGGAAAAATTGTTTCTTTTAAAGAAGACAAATATTTTGATCCTAGCGATAAAAAGTTTTATAGCGGAGTTTATGTATCTGCTTATGTTTCTAAAGGCGCACAAGATGCTTGGGAAAAAGTTTTAGACGGAACATATACTGGTTTTTCAATTGGTGGAAATATAAAAACTTGGGATGATGCTTATGATGAAAAGATTGATAAAACAATCCGTGTAATTAAAACTTATGAGTTGCACGAACTTTCTCTTGTAGATAATCCAGCAAATCAGTTTGCAAACATACTTTCTATTGAAAAAGTAAATGGCCAAAATGTTGTTGAAGGTTACTTGTCAAAGACAGAAATTGAAAACGTATTCTGGGATTCAGAAAACGGTATTGTTATGGTCTCAGACTCTGATTCAGTAACAAGTCCAGTAACTGGAAACAAAATGCAAAATATTGGTTTTATAGAAAAAAATGATAAAGATAACGCAGAAATGATAAAATTCTTAGTTGATAGTGCTAAAGGCATTAATACAATTAAGATTACTAAGGAGGTAAATCCAATGACAGAATCAACAGAAGCAGTTGTAGAAACTGTAGTTGAAAATGCAGAGGTTGCTCCAGAGGCACAGCCAGCAGAGGTAAATGCAGAAGCAGCAGTTGTTGCAGAAGCAGAAAAAGTTGTTGCAGAAGCAACAGAAACCCCCGCAGTCGCTGAAGAAGCACCAGCAGTTGAAGAACTTGCTGTTGCTAAATCAGATGATGCTAGTGCAGATTCTTCTGTTGCAAAAGCAGCAGTTGAAGTAGAGAATGCAGTGGAAAAATCTATTGCAGATGTTAAAGAAGAAGTTGCCAAGGCAGTTTCAGAAATTAATACTTCTCTTACTAATGCCTTTGGCGATCTTGCTGCAACTATCAAATCTCTTAACGAGAAGGTAACAGCAGTAACAAAGTCTCTTGATGCAGTAACATCAGATGTTAACGGTATTAAGAGCAACTTTAACGAGTTTGGCAAGCGAGTAGATCTTGTAGAGCAAGATACCGCTTTCCGCAAGTCTGGCGATCTAGGCGAGATCGTACAGGAATCACCACAAGTGATTCACAAATCCCTATGGGGCGGTCGTTTCCTCACAAATGCCGACCTATTTAACTAAGGTAAAAATCACTAGGAGGTGAAAAATAATGTCGGAACAAAACACAAATCTAGAAAAAAACTATCCAAGTTCTAGTGCACCAGCGAGTGATATTAACTCAGAAGGTTCATTAGTATCTGGCGGTGTAGGTAGT